GCAGACCACGCAGACATACAAGATAATGCTGACAGCAATCCAGTTATAGGACTTATAAAAAGATCAGGACTACAGTATTTAGCTAACATAAGCAATACAACTGTTGGTAATGTTCATATTCAAACTATAAATAGAGATGCAAATGAACAGTATGTAGCAATTTTCAGTACTAGCGAATCATTAGGTTCACGAATACCATCTAATACCAATCAATATCGTTTATATAATTCAACAACATCAAATAATATTATTACTGTTGCTGCTCTTAGTCATGGCTTAAACACTGGTGATTTTGTAAAAATCGTTGTAAACACTGGTACTGCAAATAGTGTAAATCGCACTCAAATTACAGTTGTTGATGCAAATACTTTTACTTATATTACAAG